CGCCCTTGCCGGCGCGGCTTTTTTTATTTGGGTTGGGGATACGAAATCGGTGGGCGCGGGGTGTCCCTTGACCATGGCCGTTTAAAAAACCGGCTACCATCGCGGCCGCGCCGACACGGCCGGCGGCGAAGACGGGCCGTCGATCAGGCGAAGCCGCGAAAGCTGCGTGCGCCGCGTCTCCAGCATCCCGTCCACCTTCGCTTGCGTGATGCCGAGCCGGCGCCATCGCTTCAGCAGCTCCACGTCTTCACGGCCACGCCGGCACTCGGCCATGCGCCCGCGCAACAGCTGGTCGTCGGCGTCCAGGACCACCACGTCATAGTTCAACGCGATCCACTCGGCCAGCATGTTCGGACTGTTGCGGGACGTCGGCAGCGCACGCACCAGCCACACATGCCTGGCCGTGACCATGCGGGACACACGCCGGTACGCGCTGCCCCACAACGTATCGGCCAGCGCGTGCGCCTCGCTGCCGCCGTCCACGCACGCGACCGCCAGCCTCGACGGGTCCACCACGATATCGCCCGGCGCCATGTGGTCGCGCACATACGCGGTCTTGCCCACGCATGGCGGGCCTATCACGGCCGTGACCTGCGCGCCGAAGCCGGACACCACACGATCCGCGCGCAACGAATTGCAGTGCTTGCACGCCGGCCGAAGATTGCTCGGAACGGTCGGGCCGTAGAGACTGTAAGGCTTCACGTGGTCCATGGTCTCCGTGCCCCTGTGCGTGCATCCCGGCATGTCCAGCCAACAATCGGAGCCGAACGTGAGCAGCACTTGCGCGGCCATGTTCGGCGGCACCCTCTTGCGCTTCATTGCCTCTTCCCCATCCACTTGTTCACATCGTCCACGAGATACACCACGCGGCCCTCCAACATGTACCACTTCGGCCCACGGCCCTGCTTGCGCCACATGTAGAGCGTCTGACCGGACTTGCCCAGGAACTCGGCCAGCTCACGCGCATACAGGAAACGACGGCCCATCAGTGGCACCACCGTTTCAGTGACGCGGCCACATCCCGGCAATCGTAGGTCTTCAAGCCCAGCACACGGCCGCGCGCATGGATGCCGGCGCCACTCTTGTCGGAAAGAATCGTCTGCATGTCCAAGTCGTGCGCCGGGTTCTTCGTGCTCAACCCGATCAGCGCCATAAGCTCGGGCCGGGTGATGGTGTCAGAGCACGCACACCGCTGCTCGATGTTCGGCAGAGCGTACTTCACCATCGCGCGGAGATTGCGAAGCTTCGTCTTGTTCGCCGGTGACTGCTTGCGACCGGTGCGTTTCCTCGTTGGTTTGTAATCGACTGCATATCCCATAATGTGAACCTCGATTCGGAACGTTGATTGATAGAGACTTTTGGGTGGTGAGGGTTAGAGCGGGGAGACCTAGACGTAGGCGACGAAAACAGACGAACATTTGTTCGTCTGCAATCAATCGTCTGCAAGGTCTCCACGCGACTTTCGGTCTGGAGCCGGGCCGTCGCATTGTCGAGAGCGGCCCAATGGCCGCCGTGAATGGTCCCGCCAAAGCCTCCACAAAAATGTGTGGTCACGCCGCCCTATTACGCCTTAACCGGCAAGCCCTGGTGGTAGGGAAGCACTCAAGCACCCCGCAAGGGTGACAGGTTTCGTTTCGCTAGTAACGATGTGCCAGTCGTCCGCAGTGGGTTAGACCCGTCGACGTGCTACCGGGTCCCTGCACATCCCCGGTCACGGCACATTCAGTTATCCAGAACGGCGCGCCCTACTCAGGCGGCGCCGCGCACAACGCCAGATAAAGCTCACGGAACAATGTCCGCGCCTCGTTACAACTGAACGCGTACACACGGCCCGGCCTCTTACGGCCGTCCATGGTCGGCGTGATCGTCACGGCCACATAGCCCTGAGGCGTGGGCCTTACGGTGAACTCATACATGGTCGTTCCATCCCAGAAACTCGGCCGCCGCGGCCCACGCCAGACACAAGCCCAGCGAGAACAGCACGAGCGGCGAAACAACAAGCAGCACGACGAACTGGCAGATTTTGCGGATCACGTCACGCCTCTTCGATATCGAGTTGCACGGCGTCGGGTATCGACTTGATGCAGCAAATCAGCTCATAGCCCGCGTACTCGGGTATCGAGCCGGTGGTAAGCACGATGGCCGGCGCGTCCTTGTCGTCCGTGAAGCAGCGCACCGGGCCACAGGACCATTTCACGCTGTTCTTCGTCTGGAGCCGGAACACCACGAGGTCGCCCGGCCGCACGTCCCCGGGCTCGGTCGAAATCTCATACCGCATCATGCGCCGCCTCGTCATGCTTCGGCATGCCGCACTTCGGGCAACGCGCCTGAGGCGGATAGATGAACCAACCATGCGCCTTCGCGTGCTGGTCCGCCGCGACGTTCCACGGCACCGTCATGGTGAAACCGCAATCATCGCACTTCACGACGTGATACATCATCGGTCCTGCTCCCTTGCATTCAGAAAACGATTGATCTCCTCACGCCACTGCCTCAAATCGGCCGGCGACGCGTCGAATTCCAGGCCGCAATGCGCCGCGAAATAATCCGGGAACGACACACGGAACATGCGGTATTCCTCGGCTTCGGCGTTCAAACAAATCGACATGCGCATGGTCACGCCTCCAACGGCTTCGCGTAATCGGAACGGCCTGTGAGGTAATCAAGCGACACGTCGAACGCGTCGGCGATTTTCCGCATGTCCTTCAAGGTGAAGTTGGTGCGGCCGTGAAACTTGTCGCTCACGGCCTGTTCGGACACGCCCAGCACCTCGGCTAGGTCGCGCTGCTTCAGGTGGTGGGCCCTCAACAGTCTTCGGATATTGCTAATCAAATCTGCCTTCTTCGTAGAAGCTACTGAATATCTGTAATTACTACACGTCAAAAACTGAATCTGCAACCGCGACACGCCTAGTAGCTACGGAATATCCGTAGTAAATTAGTGGTTATGACAGCAACAATGACAATGCCGAACGCGATGCGTAGGCAAGATGTAGTAGCAAAGAACGTTGGTTTGATGGTGAAGGCGCGTGGGCTGAAGAAGAAGGATCTAGCGCAAGCGATGGGGATTTCCCCTCAGGCTGTTTCCACGCGGTTGCAGGGTACTGCCAATTGGACGCTAGACGAGGCTTGCGCGGCTGCCGATTTTCTCCGCGTGCCGCTGGACACACTTCTTCGCGCGTCGCTTACCGCCGGCGAGGTGCTGGGGTATGAAAAAACCGCCGCCCCGGATGATTCCGGGAACGGCGGTCAATTGGTAGCGGGGCATGGATTTGAACCATGGACCTCTGGGTTATGAGCCCAGCGAGCTACCGAGCTGCTCCACCCCGCGTCGGCTTGCCTTCATTGAGGCAGCTCTAATTACTTTACGGATGTTGGCTAATAAGTCAAATCGGCGTGTCGCATATTGCGCTGCTAGTGAAATCGCATATCCGATAACGCGTTATCCGTTTTTCGTATAACGCTGCGGACCGTCGATGAAAACCGCCGAATATGCCATATCCGGGTCCGCACCATAATAGGAAACATGCCTATCAAGATTCCCAGCGGCCTTCCGGCCAGAGACATTCTCGACTCCGAGCGCATCTTCGCGCTTGAAAAGCCCGAAGCGGAGCGCCAGCGTGTGCGTCCGCTCAAGCTGGTGATCCTGAACCTCATGCCGAAGAAGATCGAGACCGAAACGCAACTGCTGCGTCTGATCTCCAAGAGCCCGCTGCAGGTCGAGGTCGACTTCATGAAGACCTCCACCCACGAGGCCACGCACGTGAGCGCCGACCATCTGGTGAAGTTCTACGAGACGCTCGATGCGTTCAAAGACAACTATTACGACGGTCTTGTGGTGACGGGAGCGCCCGTCGAGCACCTCGATTTCGAGCAGGTCGACTACTGGGACGAGTTCAAGCAGATTCTCGACTGGGCTTCCACCCACGTCTTCTCCACCATGTACCTGTGCTGGGGTGCGATGGGCGCGCTCAACTATCGGTACGGTGTGCGCAAGGAGTTGCTGTCGGAGAAGCTCTTCGGCGTGTTTCCCCAGTATCTGCAGGACGAATACTGCTTCCTCACCAACGGTTTCGACGAGATCTGCCTGCAACCGCATTCCCGCCTGGCGGGGATCAACGAGGGTGATATCGCCCATAATCCCGAGCTGCAGGTGCTCACGTGGGGTCCGAAGTCCGGCCCGGGGCTCATCGCCACGCGCGACTTCTCCGAAGTGTTCGCGCTCGGCCATTGGGAATACGGCAAGTACACGCTCGCCGAGGAATACGAGAGGGATATGAAGAAGGGCATGACCAACGTGCCGTTCCCCGAAAACTATTTCCCGCATGACGATCCGAAGCTCGAACCGCTGTTCGCCTGGCGCGCCCACGCCAACCTGCTGTGGCGCAACTGGCTCAACTGGGTCTATCAGACCACGCCATACGATTTGAGCGAAGTACCGCAGCTGCGCGAGGAGAAGCGCCTCGGCACCGACCGTTCGATCCGGCACGAGCCTGGTTCTCCGCGTGTCGACGCGTTCACGCCATTCTCGCACGATGGATACGGTGTCATTCGCGGCTGATTTCACGAAGATCGGCGAACTGCTGACAAGTATTGGCGATTGTCCCACGATTGCCGCTTTTACGCGGTGTCGTGGGCTTTTTTGTGCGGTTTTTGTTGCCTGCTGCGACATCGTTTCATTTTCGCCGTCATATATTATGGTGCGATATGTTAAGTAAAACGTTTTATCAAGCAGTGTTGCAAACGATGTCTATTTTGGTGTGAATGGGGGTGAAATAGGCCGAATCGACAACGGCCGTGGTTGTGTCTAATAGTCCCCGCAACGTGCGAAACGTCGGTTTTCGCTATACGGTAGTAGGGGAAAGCGCCCGGTGCGGAATGTTGTCTAGCCACGGGCTGATAATCCTTTGCAGCCATTCGGGGCTGGTATGCGAACGCGTTTATGGGCGCGTTAGCATAGAACCCGAAGGATGTTCTGGTTTGGTAACCGGAATGTCACATTCGACTCAGCTGTTGGGCTAGACTAACAGCTGACACAAGAGCAGGAGGCGTGAATGATTAGTGCATTGGGAGAGGGCATCATGACCATCGCCGATGGTCCAGAGATGCCGAGCATCAATGACTTCCTTCCCGATCCGTTTGTTTTTCAAGGCACGCCGTTCGCCATCAACCGCATCATCCTCGTTCGTATTCTTGCGACCGTCATCATGCTGCTGGTTCTCGGAATTACGGCAAGCCGTGCAAAGCTCATCCCTGGCCGTTGGCAGGGCGCAGTCGAATGGCTGATCGAGTTTGTCCGCGACAACATCGTCTATCAGGTGATGGGCGAGCTGCGTGGCAAGCGTTATGTGCCGATGATCACCACCGTGTTCTGCACGTTGCTGGTCTTCAATCTGTGCGGCATCATCCCGGGCTTCAACATCGCGGCAAGCGCGTCCATCACGCTGCCTCTGGTGTTCGCCATGTGGTGCTTCTGCCAGTACTGGATTGCCGGCATCCGTGAAAAGGGCCTTGGCCACTTCCTGAGGGACGAGATCTTCCCGAAGGGCGTTCCGGCCCCGATCTATATTCTGCTGTCCCCGATTCAGCTGCTTGAGCTGCTGATTATCCGCCCGTTCTCGTTGACGATCCGACTGTTCGCCAACATGGTTTCGGGCCACCTGATCCTTGCGTTGTGCCTCTCGGCCACGCAGTTCTTCCTCGTTGATGTGGTGAACAAGCTGATGATGCCGTTCGGCATCATCACCTTCGCGGCTGGCATGTTCATGTTCCTGTTCGAGGCGCTGGTCGCCTGCCTGCAGGCTTACATCTTCGCCATCCTGACCACCGCGTACATCAATATGAGCTATCCGGAGATCGACTGACCGCCGGCTTTTTAAGTGTTGCTTCTTGTCAAGCAATAACCAGAAAGGAAACAATCATGGATATCGTTACCCTCGCTGAGGTTGCCGGC